AAGCGCGTCTCCATGCTTCAGCGCCTTCACCAGCGCTACAACACCCTGCGCGTTGCGCGGGAGAGACTAGAACTACTCAAAGGAGCAATACAACCATGATCAATTGGACACCACCCCAAGGCACTAAAATAACCTACCCAAGCAAGAGCCTGCACGACCGCACGTTTAACTACCAGCGCGGCTCAGACGTGCAGGCGCTATGGCGTGAGCATGGCTGGACGCCACCGTCCGAGAACATGCAGCCGCCCCCACCAGAGAAGGTTATTGAACTACCCGTTAAAAGGATGCGATAAGTGCCAAGACCAAAACCACTTGAACCCCTTAAAGGACGCCAGATCAGGCTCACAGATCGTCACATGATGATCTTCCAAGAACTTGGCGGCATCGACTGGCTACGCAAACAACTAGACAAGAGCGCCAAGATGCCAGCTAAGTATTACATCCCGCTGTCAAAGAAGGAAACAAATGACTAACAGACCAGACTTTGCAACATGGAACCAAGCCAACTTGGCCAAGTTTGCCGATGAGGCTTACGCCAAGCTGTGCGAACAGGACGACATGCTTCAGCACTTGCAGTGCGACTTAAAGACTGCCATTGAAGCCTACCGCGCGCTGTCTAAGCAAACGCCCGAGTCCCCGACTTGTCAATGATGAGCGCTTGCTTGCGCGGATTGTCAGCAATGCTGATGTGCGTCCAGCGATCAAACTCGCGGATGATTTGGTCATAACCAATACCACTGGCAATGATTGCCCTGACCACTTCGTCTGGCGTCATGCCAGGCACACGGAAGTCGGCGGCAAAGCCAGTCCGGTGCTGGCTGGTGTCTTTGCTGCCAACGGCATCATTCAAAGCCTTACACCTGAACCCTGACGAAATCATAATGGGCTTGCCGCCCAGCACGGTTTTGACTTCCTCAAGGAAGTTGGCCAGTTGTTGCAAGTTGCTAATTTCGTCTTGCGTGGGCGTGTTGTCAATCTCGCGGTGGTCGGTATGCGTCAACTCGTCTAAAGAAAAATGTGGCGAAAGATTCATTTGGTTTCCCTTTTCATAAAATCTAAAAGCGCTTGCATTTCTTCAATGGTTGCATCGCTTTTTATGCGGTTGGCTCTCCAGCAAATTACTTTTACATTGCCTTTTATATACCCAAGAGACGAATTAACTCTGTCAATTGATGGAGAGTCATTTACAAAGCCTCGCTGACCATTGTTGCCTTCGTAATTAATTTTTATCCCTAATACGGGGCATACATTGGGAAGCGGCAACAAATCATCTAGCGTAATGGAAAATTCAATGCCTTTTTCACTAGCCCGACGTTTTGCTTGTCCAAGGGTGTGGCGCATCCTATTTGCTGGTTTTTTCATCCACAAGGTTTTTTGTGCTTTGATTTTTTCTGGGTTTTCGGATCGCCATTTTTGAGTTGACTCACGGGCTTTTTCAGAATTCCTTCGATACCAAGCGCGAGAAGTTGCATTTGTTTTTTCTCGTGCTGAAAGGTTCATTTTTTAATCCTGTCTGCGATCTTTTCCATGGTGCGGCCACCAAAATAAAACGACATCACTAACATGCCCCACTGCCCAAGCAACTCGACGTAGGCGGCGCGTGTCTCATACTCAAAGATAGACGCGATGGCAAAGCCAGAATAGGCCGCCAAAAGGAATATGAGCGTCATAGGGCGAATATTTTTAGACAGCCAAGAGTCAGACCCCATGTCGGCCTGCATGCGCTGTGTGAGGTTGTTTTGCTCAGTCTTGTACAGTTCAGTTTCGTTGGCCATCTTAGCCAACTCACCGTCCTGCGCCATCTTAGACAGTTCAAGCTGCGCCCGAGCCTTGGCTTCGGGATCAGGAATCAGCTTGTCAATGAGCTTGCCACCGATATTAAGGATTGCGTCTAGTCCGATCATTTTTTATCATCCTCGTTCTGCATTAGTTTGATACCACTCAGGAACCCAATCATGCCGCCGATAAGAGTAGAAAAAGCGGGCGAAATCATTTTGAAAATCTCGGCGTTGTCTACTTCCTTGGCCCACAAACCAAGGAGAAAGGCCGTGACCATGGCCAGCACCGAGATGCACAAGGTTGTGCTGACCATGAGCGTGACGTACAGCGTCAGTTTTTCTTTGGTGTTCGATACAGGTTTCATACATAAATATCCAACTTGCGGTTAGTAAAAATTTCCATGCGTAGGCGTTCTTGAACGACTTTCCGGCAATAGATTTCAAACCCAATGTCCTGCAACTCGGTTTGCTTTTGCTTGGCCACCTCAAGCGTCTTGTTGACTTGCTGTTGTTTTTCTAGCTTTGCTTGGGCAAGATCGTGCTTGTCAGGATAACCGGACGGCTGGACTGTCGGAAATAGTCTAATGGTTTCAATCATTTCTTTTCCCTTTCCATTGCTCTGGCGTAGTAAAACAACACCTTGCCTCTTAATTCACCGCTGTCAGCAGTCCCAGCCCATAGCGCCAAGTTGTTCCAGATTGCAAGCAACCTAACAGTGGAACAAACGTCGCCGTTGGCCGTCAGCCAATCAGACAGACGCTGGTGGCGCTCAGTCGGGTTTCCTAGCCAACTTAGCCCATAGAAGTCGGAGACGAGACATGACTCTTTGGCCGTAGCCCCTGACAGTAGCAACAGCAGTAGAAAAAATAGCGAACGCATTCATTTGTCAACCTTACTATCGAGTTTATCGAATATTTTGCCGAGCATGTCTTTTACATCGCGCATGTCGGCACGGTAGTCATCGCGGCCAACGTAGTTCAAAGGCATCGCCCGAACGTCTGTGTCCAGTCGTTCTAAGGAACGGTAGATGTTGTTTAATATCCACCCACCTAAGAACCCCGCCAGACTGACCGCGATGTTAAATAAAACTTGGGTGTCCATTATTTGTTAGCCATGCCTTTTAGGTCAATCTTGACTGCTCTTTCAGACAAAGCATTCTGGACTTCTTGCTCTGGCGCCAACATGTTGCGTTGGAAATTGCGTGTTTTGGGGCCTTGGCCGCCACGACTGACTGGACGCGCGCCCAAAGCATCTTGCAACTGTTCGGCCAAATCTAGCATTTGCTCGCGCTTCATTATTGCTGTTTGACGTAAGCGCTCATTGGTCGCGCGGGCGGCAATGTCTTGAAACGCTTGCGCTTGTTGTTGTGCCTTGTCCAAAGACTGTTGCACCCAAGCGCGGTCTTGCATCTTGGCAGCAATGGCTTTGTCGTTCAAGGCTTTCATGCCTGGCATGACTTCGGCCAGATCAACTTTGGTTTTTTCCCAAGCAATCTTTTGTTCGGCGGTCATCAAAGCGGGCGATTTGCCAGACGCCAACAGATTGGCTGCGCTTTGCAAACTCTTGCCAGTGCTTTCAATTACTTGAGTAGCTGGCGTAATGTTACGGCCACCCTCGGCGCCAATAGTAACCTTGCCGGTAACGGGATCAACTTCAAGTATTGCACCACCGCGAGTAGGTTGACGGGCGGCGGCTTCGGCGGCGGCTTGTTGTGCTTCAGCTTGCTGCCCCAACGTGCGAGACATTTGAGCGCGGCGTACATCTTCTGCGCGTAAAGCATTAATTGGGCCGCCCGGCGTGGGCGCGGGCAACGCATTCATCATATTGGGCGCAGAAGGCGTAACTTGCGCTTCTGAACGACCAAACACAAAGTTAGGCGGGGTAAAAGTTTCTTGAGCAAAGTTATACGGCACCATTTGATTGGGCGCGTAATTAATGTCAGCGGGGTTCGCGCCTAGCGGGACAGGGCGATAGTCGGTAGGCATAGCGTTGGCGCGTTGATATGCAGGCGTTGCCATACGGCGTGCTGCCACACTGCTTGCCACGCCGCCAACACCCATACCTGCTGCTGTTCCAGCTAACGCGCCAGCGGGGCCAAGAGGAGAACCCAATACAGCACCAATAGCAGCGCCTACGCCGCCGCGAGTAATACGCGGCAGAGCTTTAATTTCAGCAGGCGTTAACGTAAAGTAATCGGGGAACATCGACGCGGCTTTAGCGATATCTGCGTTAAGACCTGTCATGCCACCTTTACGTTCTTCATATATCTTGGCGTACACTTGTGGGTCAATTTTTTGTTGCCCGTAGTTAATTGCACGCTCATGTTCGTAAATTTGTGCTATCCGTGTCCGCGCTTCTCTAAGCTCGCGCAACACTTTTGGCGTTGGCGCGTTGGCGTCAATAATATCTTCAAGGATATTTGCAATGGCCATCTGGGTGTCAGCTTTGGCACTGGCCAACGGATCGGGGTTAATTTTTTGCGCCCGATAAGTGGCTTGCGCGTCCCGGCGTAGCGATCGAACGTCGTCTAATACGGCTGCGCCGCTACGTCCGACAGCCACAGGCCCGCCACCCACGCCTGAAAACGCGCCGCTTGTGGTCTGTTGCAGTTTTGTTACCGCGTCGTCAATCAAACCGTTAATCGCGGCTACTTTTGTATCGCCGCCAATAGTGTCTGCCCGCTTTAACGCAGTCAACGCATCAATTGATTCTTTGGGTGTTGTTAACGCTTCCATCTTACGAATAACTTCGTATGGCGTACTGGCTTCTTCAACCGCCCGCGTGATTGGGCTGTCGATGTTTAATTTTCCAGTTGCTTCGTCCACTTCAGGAATGAGCTTTTCATTTGGTTTTATACCAAGGTCTTTACGAACTTTTTCAGTTACAGCAGCTTCATTATTTTTGGCTAATTGTGTTTCAAGTTCAGGGCCGACTAATTTACCCTTAATGACGTTAGCTTTTGTTGGGTTAGAAATGGCGGGCGGAACTGCGCCGCCAATTCGTTGAGCAGCTTGCGTTGCTTCAATCATTGGCGCGTTAGCATAGCTTTGTTCAACCCGCGCTTGCTGTATTTTTTCTGCGCGGGCGGCAATAGGCGCGCGGGCGGTGTCAGCAGTGGCGCGCAACGCAGGGGTCAGGCCGCGCTGTAAATCACCCAACACGTTTAATGGAACGCCTTGCAGACCAGTACTGGCTAACGCGTTAGAAATGCTTTCAACTTGGCCTTGGGCGGTTGGGCTTATGGCTGGCTGAAAAAATTCTTGAACTTTACGCCCTACGGCTTCGCCTGCTCTAATACCTTCTTGCGTGCCGTATTTACCACTAAAAAGCGTACCGCCAATTTTTGACGCTTCAACAATAGGCGCGCTAACAAGGCCAGTGCCCAAAGCGACTGCCGTTTCAATAGGCGCCATTAACGCTTCGGGTAATGGGCCGCCATATCTTTTTGGAGGGGCTTCTGGCGCAGGAGGGGCTTTTACGCGAGAACCTGGAATCTGATCAACTAATGAGCTAGTTTTGCGAGGAACTGACACATCCTCTTGCTTTGCAAGCTCATACGCTTGCGCTACCGTATCAAATTCGGGAGTGCCTCGCTTGGCGGCATTTTTAACAATCCAAGCTGCGTATTCATCTGCGGATGCCATTTAATTACTCCCTTTCAGGATTGCGTCTGCCGCTGAGCGCACATCTGACGACCCACCACCACCGCCTTTAGCGCCGCCACGCAACCCTTTATGGTATTGAGTACTGCTCCACTGAGTATCATATACATCTTGTGCGGCTGCTTTAATGGTTTGAAATCGAGTTTTAATATCTTCAAAAACTTTACGTGCGTTTTCTTCGCCCAATACAGGGTCAATAGACGCAATCATTTGCTCCACAATTGGCCACTCACGCTCAGTCATTTGACCAATTGATCCGCCTTGACGAATTAACTCCAAACCGGCCATCTTAAGATCGCTCTTAAATGAGTCAATAGACTTACGCAAATCACTGTTCTCGCCAGGTAACATGCGAGTTCCATACGCGTTATACCCACCAAAGTTACCTTCAAATGCAGTTTTGTTTTTAACATCCAAAATGTTGTCAATTTTGGCAATGGATTCATCCATCTTTGACTGCGTGCCACTTGCGGCTTTGTAGTCGCTGGCATGCGATTTAGATTGTTTGTTGTATAGTTCGCTTCCGGGCTTTGCTTCAACACGATCAAGTTTGGCGTTGTAAACTTCACCAGGTCGTAATTTGGTTGGCGAGCCGCCTTCGCCGCCACCGCCCCCCGCGCCACCACCCATAAATTTAACCGCAGCAGGCGTAAACGGTGTCATGCCAAGTGCATCTTCACGGCTAACATACCTTGGCTTACCATCTGGTCCCATGACCGCAACAGGCGCGCCAGGTGCAGCAGGCGCGCGTTCAGCTTGAGGCTTGCGAATAAATGTGCGCGAAGCAGGGTCGTACACATCGCCAGTAGGCGTGACTTTTGGTTGCTGAGATTTAATCCACTCAGCCATGCCCATCGCCTCTTGTTGGCGATAGCGCTCAAACTGAACGGGGTCATCTGGCACTTCCGCCAAGGCTTGTTCTAGTGTGCCAGTTTGCGACAGAACCGCGCCGACGTCTGGGTCAGCATACTGCATCTTTACCAACTCACGCGCAGTATTGGAATCACCGGCGCGAAGCAAACGATCTCGAAACATACCAGCTTTTTGAGCAACGGCTTGCGCTTTTACTTTACGCTCTTGTTCACTGATTGCGCCGCGCGTTTGTTGCATCCGCAAGGCGTTAAATTCTTGATCTTGCGCGGCTTTCTGTTGCGCTAAGGCGTTGGTGCGTTGCGCTTCCTGACCTTGTACCAAACCTTCGTAAAAGTTTGCGGGGCCGGGGCCAGCTTGGTTAAGCAGATTGAAATTAACCGCCATGATCAATACTCCCCTTCGCCAAACGTGCCGCTACCGCCGCCAAACGCGCCGTAGTTGTATGTTGGATTTAAATATCTACCTAAAGCACTACCAACTTGACCATACGAAGACGATCTTGCTCGTTGAGCAGCCAGTAAAGCATTTGCAGATGTTTCGCCTTGGCCCGATATAACATTACCAGCGCCAGTTGCATAATTTTGACCCGCCGCGTTCATTGACGTTGCAGCAGTAGGGCCGTATCCAGCAACACCCGCAAGCGCGTTACGGCGCAAACCTTGGGTGTCTCTAAAACGATTGTATGCGTTTGAATACTCTTGCGATCCCATCTCTTGACCATATCGCGTGGCTGCTTTTAAAGCACCACCAGACATCAAACCGCCACGGGCCGCAGATTGACGCTCAAGTGCTTTTTGGCCTTCCGAAAAACGAAAACCGTAGCCTGGGTCGGCAGTAAAATCAGAAGGCGCAAAACCGCGAACTAATTCGCCGCCTTCTTGAATGCCAGATACATATTGAGGCAACGCGTTAACGCCAGCTTCATAAAAAGGTTTTTGCCGCGCGACACCTTCTTCGTAAATTCTTGTGCGTAGTGCTAAGTCACGCTCCGCAGCAGCGTTTGCAGTTGCAGCCGCGTCTTTAGCCGCGCCTGCCTCACCACCGCCAGTAGCTTCTTCAACAGCACCGCCAAGCGTAGACCCAAGAGCAGTAGACGCTAATGCAAGACTAGCCCCACCAGTTACGGGCGCAAGTAAATACCCTGCCGCCGCGCCTAAAAGTTTACCCCATCCCATACTGTTCTCCTTAAGTCACTTCGCGTCCGGAAACGCGAATGTTGATTGCGCTGGCTGTGCCTGCAATTGTACTGATAAAGTCGCCAATGCCAAGCACTTGGCCAACCAGTTCAGGGAAGGTATAGACTTCAGACGCCTGCAAGGTCTTGGTCTTGGTGATCAAGTTGGTGTTACCAGCCGAGCCTGCGGATGTGACCAAGTTCACGCTGATCGTGGCGGCAGACGCGCTAATATTAGTTGCAGTGAACTTGTCGATGATGGCAGTAACGCCAGTCGCTGTGTACTGCGTGACTTGAGTTGCTTCGGCAAATTTAGCCGGTACGAGGACTTTTACTGTGACAGTCATGGTTTACTCCAATAAGAGGCAATTGTTAGCGGCCTGTTGCATGATGATCCAATTTGTGCCGTCAGACACCATTGTCGCCCAATTTCCTACAACTGCCAAGAGGATTGCTGTGCCAGCGACTGTGCCGTCAATTAACACAACATTGCTAGACGCAGACACCAAGGTCTGAGCCTGCAAATTCTTAAAAGTAAGTTCTCGGCCCGACCATGCGCTTGCCGTGGGCAGAGTTACCGTACAAGTCGAGCCTGACTTGTTGTTAATAATCCAAGTCTCATTGTCAGCTACCGTAAAGTCAGCGGTCTTGGTAACCGGCGCTGATGATGCTGCGTTAATGGCAGCAGTGATAGCTGCGGTGTCAACAATCGGTTGCACTTGCAACCCTTCAATCTGCTTTTGCATCTCAGCCATCTGGGACTCTAAGGCAGAGCAGCAGTCGCCCAATACGTCAGGAATTGGTAAGGCAACTACTGGTGGCAGGGTTTCAACTTCTTGCGCCAGCGCCCGCAAGGCCGCATCGTAAGACGCAATCAAGGATACGGCGTCAACGCCAAGGCCGCCATCGTCCACAATCGTAGCCGCATTGAGAAGCGACAAAAAGAACAAATACCAAGCACGGTCAATTAGACCCGTGCGAGGGTCAATCAGCGGCACTCGCGGTGGCGTGATCGGTGTTGGCGTAGCGTTAGGGCTAGGCATTCGTTGGACTCAGAATTAGTTCTGCGCCCATAATGGCAATCTTTACAGGATCAGTGCCAGACGCCTCATACACTCGGTCACGCAACTTAGTTGTCATGCCTAGACGCCGCCAGATTACACGTTTGTAATACTGGCCAATCTTGCCCATGGATTTCCAATGCTCGTTTGACCATGTGTGGCCGCCATCGTCTGAGAAGCGGAGCATGACTTGTGGGTCTTCGCCTTGGCCAAGGTTTAGGCCAACACCAGACTCGCAATCAAGCTGAAGACTGTGCTGGGTTGTGCGCTTGAGGTTGTTCTGGCCAGTCGGCAGCGCACGCCATGAGCGTAGCCACTTTTGAATGCTGCCGTTGTCGCTAAAGTCGTCTAAGTCAAATGAGTAGATATTGCCGTTTTCAAAGTCGCCAACAACAATCTTGTTGTTAAACGCCATCTGGCAATTGCCACGGTGGCGGGTAAACTCACCATTGGCAAAGCCAGCACGTTCATGCCAGGCTTGTGTTGCGGCATCATAGACCCATGTTGTATTGGCGCTAGGGAAAACCAGTACATAAAAACTGTGGCCGTCTTGCTGGTAAGTGTACGCAATAGCGTCCGTCAGGTCAGCGTACTGTTGGATCTGCCACTCAACAGCGTGCGTAGATATGCGTTGGCCTGCATAACCATTGGCACGGTAGACGATACCTTGACCACGGCGGTCACGGCCAAGCCAGAACAGGCCGTTGTCCATCTTAGCAATAGAGTAGGGGGCAGCGCACCCTAACTCGTTAAACGCGCCTTGGATGCGTTGCAGGGGAAAATCTGTGGCGCCAGAGTCATACCAGACCTCAATTGAGTTTGTGCCAAACGCCCACACTTCGCGGAAGTTGGACGTTACGGCAATCAGGCCGTCAGGCGAGCCTTCAGTGCTGACAAACTCTAGCGGGTCAATGGATGTGCCGTCCAGTAGCTGTGTTACCCACATCAACTGGCTGTTTGGCTGGTTGAATACAAAGTAGCCGTCCAGATAACAGACAGTCACCGCGCCGGGAAAGTCAGGATCAGTAATCTGGCCAAAGGCGTTTGTCGTGTTGTTGTAGATGTAGCTGGGGCCATTGGCCGCAATGAACAATTGCGTGCCGTTGTCAGCCAGACTGACGGGGCCAGTACCGGCAACAGTACCGATTAGCGTGGGCACATACGCAGTGGTAATCTTATAAAGCTGAGTGCCCGACACCACAAAGGCCGTAGTGTCGTTGGATGAGAACGCCCACAGGCCACGGATCGGGCCGTTGCCAATGGTGTTGAGTAACTTTAGGCCAGGGGCGCGGTTTAGGAACGCAGGCTCTTTACCGGCCTCTGGGACGATCTCGGGGAATAGGTTGACCATCCGAGCGTCTGCCGCATTGACAGAACGCGCTACATAAGTAGAGCCAAGAATCGGCGTCTTCATTAGTAGTTACCGGCATAGATGTTGAAACGCTGGCGGTTGGCCACCAATGCGTAAGGCAGTGCCATCACGTCATCTGGGTTGTTGATGCGTTTGAGGTCACGCTTAGAAGTCATTGCAATGCGCTGCACTTGTGGGCTTGGCTCAACGCCAAACTCGGGGGCAAACTCCATGGCCAAATTGTAGGTAAACGCACGCAAATAGCCTGGTGGGTAATACAAAACCGTGGACAAGGTGGCTGGGTTGTTCAACTCTTCAACCGACACAAAGTGAAACTCCAAGTCCTGCGTGGGCCTTGGGTAAACGTACATTTCAATGTCAGGGAACGTCATGTTGACCCACATCACTTGTGGGTATGTAGACGTTACGGTCTTAACAGCAATACCGTTGTACTGCTGTTGATTGATAAACTTGATGCCATACGACACATTGTTGGGCGCTCTGAAGTAAGTAGAGTCGTCAAGCAAAATGGGGCGGTTGCCTACAAAGTCACCAGTTGGGCCAAGGGTGCGGCTAATAATGCTGGCAGGCCATGTGAAGACTTGATCTTGCGTAGAGAATACAGCTAGACGTTCTGTGTTCCAACTGTCAATCATTTGATTTAACGCCATCAAGGCGTCTTGGGACGTAGCCGCAGAGGGCGTCTCACCTTCAGCAAGCACACCGAGAAGTCTAAGCGCCCGTTCGATTTGTTGGCCAGCGGTGTACGTTGTCATGTTTAGACCTCTTCAGTAGTCACTTTTCTACGGCGCTTAACTTCCAGCACGTTCACGGGAGCCGCTTCAAGTTCAGAAAGCGTGTCTGGATTATAACGAGTCCAGCCATTTTTTTCATCTGCTTCGGCTTCTAAATCCATGGTCGCCACTTTGGCGCCATGAACAGGGTGAGAAAGGTAAATGATCATATTAAAAATGGGGGTGATTAGCCCCCATTTGGTTTAAACAACAACAGGGTACTGCCACTTAGTGCCGTCTGCAATAAACAGCTTACCAAGGCCAGTAGCATTGGTTGTAGTAGCCAATGAACCAACTGGTGCAGTGGTGGTGGTGGTGTTAGCTGTAATTGCGCTTGTCAAAAAATACAGACCAGCGGTAGCGTTTGCAATTACTGGGCCTGTGGTTGCAGTTGAAGTAAAAGTGCCGCTTACGGTAGCGCTTGTTGAAGTAGAGCCAGTGATGACAGCGCCAGTGATGGTCGTGCCAGCAACAAGTTCTGGATCAGAATACGCTACGCCTACGGGTTTGGAATTGGCCATAATTGTTCCTTTAAAAATGGGGGCTGTTTAGACCCCCATTTAATTTAGCCCGCAATGCGGTACAAAGTCCAAGAACCATCGCCAGTTTTACGAGCGCGGAACAAGGCGCCGGTGTTTTCCAACACCACCATGTTACCGAGCAAAGTCCAACCAGTAGCGGTAGACAATGTGAGTTGATAAGCAGTGTCATCAACAGCGACTGCAAAATCAAATGCAGCGTTGACTTTGGCTGCGCTGCTGATTGCGGCTTCCAAATCGGCAACGGTAGGCAGCGTAACAACGGTGTCAGCCGCAGTGTTGCTGGTGATCAAACCAACGGCCATTTGAGCGCCGGTTAGGGTTGCGGTAGTTGCAGTAATTGCAAGAGGTGCGCCTTGGACGATCAGTAGCGCTTCGCTTGTATTGCCTGCGCCGACTTGATAGCCACTTGTACCATTAGGTAATGCCATGATAAATTCCTTTAAAAGATGTTACAAAATGAAACCCCCGAAGGGGTATTCAGATTAGCCCCAGATGCGGCAGGCCATTTGTGGACGAATTGTGCTGAAACCGTACAAAACGTCAATACGGCAAGGCATACGGTCATTGTTAATATCGTACTGACGCACGATACGCAAAGAAATGCCGTTATGGACTGCGCGGGCAGCCATGTCAACACCTTGGGGCAACAGCAAGTCAGCAGTTGCAAAGGTGATGGCGTCCTTGTGGTAGACCAAGTTCTGAGCGTACTGAGTAGAAGCAGCGCCAACAAAGGTCACAGTCGCACCAGTAGCAGGCAACACGTCCACAGTAGCCAGCGCGTTTGCAGCGGAGTACATAGGAGCCACAGTCACAGTCCAAGTGCCGGATGAAGCGGTTGCATCAGCCAAAGCAACGAACTGGAACAACGAACCAGTGGATTCACGGGTTTGTGGGTTGACAGCATTGCAAGCACTGATTGTGAACACGTCACCAGCTTTGATGGTTGTGGACACAGAGCCTTGCTCTAACAAAATGGAAGTTGCACCTTCGGCAGTAACGCCGGGGGTCTTGACCAAGGTTGTTGAGGTTGTAAGGCGTGAGCCAGTGGTGTGCTGCTTAATTGACTGAGACATGTTGATCTCATCAAAGCCCAACACGCCAGTGCCCATCATGCCGTTCTTGAATTGCTTGCTGATAGTGTCTGTAGGATTGAACAGACCTTTCATGCCTTCAACCAAACCAGCGTTAGCAGCAGGGTTCACGGTAGCGTAACGTGGAGACATCACGGCTGCGTTCTCGTTCAACTTCTGCTGGGCTTGGAGCAAGACCAAAGAAGTAGAAGGAGTGGTGCCAGGAGTACCAACGGTGTTACCGATGGTTTTGTACGCATTGGCCACGTCTGCATCAATGGAAGATGCCAACTGGCTGATACGAGGCTTCAACACACGCTCAGCGAAGTCATCCAATTGCATGGTCAATTCAGCAGATGTGAAGTTGACACCGATGTGCTTTTGGCTGGCAACGGTCAAAGTGGTGAACTGCTCGTTGTCGTCCTG